GATAATGGATTTGATAATATTGAAGTTAGTAATAATTTAGAAGGTGGAAAGGGTGACGATGCCACACCATCAGAATTTGACCCTCTTCAAATATCAAAAGGTATAAAAGTTGAAATGGAACACACTAAAGACCCAAGTGAAGCATTGGAAATAGTGTTAGACCATTTAACAGAAGACCCTAAATACTATGGTGATGGTGGTGTAGACCCCGAAGCTGCTGCAATGGTAGGTGCTCAAAATGATGTACACGATAGTTCATATGGTGATGAAACACCAGAATATGATGATATGGAAGCTATGCTGCAAGGTATAATGGGTGATGAAGAAGCACCAGAAGGTGATGAAGAAAGTGAAATTTTATTTGGTAAAATGGATACTGTTGGTAAAAATGGTAGAGACGAAATGCCAGATGATTTAGATTTTGAGTTCAAACCAAAGAATGTTGGTGAAGATTTTGATTTTGCTGGTCAAGAACGTGACTACTATGATAATAAGTATGAAGAAGATGATGAAGCAAGAAAGGAAGAATTAATCAATAAGGGTGAAATGGCAAGTCCAGAAGAAAAAGAAGAATTATCACAATTATTAGGTCTTGGACAAGAAGATGAATTAGGTAAGATACAACCAAGTGGTTCAGTATAATGGACTAAGTTATTAAAATATATTTAAACCACCTTTCGGTGGTTTTTTTATTTGTAATGATTAGTATTTATAGAAAACAATTATAAAATGTCAGTATATCGTTCATATTTTAGTAAAAACGACACTCTTGTTGAAAACAATGAGACGAATAATTCGCAAAACCCTGTAACTGAATTATCATATGGGACATTAAATGCATTTGTGTCACGATTTATTTTCGATATTAATTTACAACCATTAGTAGATAGAATTCAACAAGGTTTTATTAATCCAGACACCATCCAATCACATGTTCTTCAAATGACTAATACGATTGCGTATCGTCCCGATTTAATTGGTAAAAAATTAATTAACCCAAATATTAATCAACGAACATCTAGTTTTGATTTAGAACTTTTTACTGTTACAGAAGATTGGGATGAAGGTTCTGGTTATGAATTTGTATATGATGACGAACCATATATTTCAGTTCCTAAAGGAGTAGCCAATTGGTATGAAAGAAAAACAGGTGTGTTGTGGACAGAAGAAGGTGCTTTTATAAGTGGTTCTTCACAAATATTAGGTGTACAACATTTTGAAAAGGGTAATGAAAATATAAATATTGATATTACTGATTATGTAAATGACAAATTAAATCAAATATTATATAGTGGTTCTACAGGAACTACTGGTGGAACATTAGGTATTAAATTTTCAAACTCGTTTGAAATAACGGAAACATTGGAAAGACAAGTGGTTGCATTCTTTACTAGAAAAACAAATACTTTCTATGTACCACACATATTAACAACCTTTGACAACACAATAAAGGACGATAGAAACTATTTTTATCTTGATAAGGATAATGAACTTTATTTATATGTTAATGTCGGTAGTAGTCCTGAAAACGTATCTGTGAACAACGTAGTGATTAATGATTATCTTGGAAATATAGTTACAACTATAAGTGGAGATTCAATACAAAATGTATCATTAGGTGTATATAAAATATTACTTAATATAGACTCTGTTGATTACCCAGATGCTGTAATTTTTACAGATACTTGGAATATAACACAAAATGGAAAACAAAAATCAATAGAACAAGAATTTTATTTGATTTCTCAAAATAATTATTTTACCTTTAACCCCTCGAATATAATAAACTTTGATAATTACTTTTTTAATATCATTGGAATTGGTTCGTTAGAAACGATGAAGGTTGGTAGTTTAAAAAATGTTAAAATAAACATACAACAACTCTATCCTAATCAAGAAAATAATTTACCTTTGGATATTGATTACAGAGTATATAATACACAAAGCGATAAATATGAAATTGATGTAATACCTTGGACAAAGGTTGATAGAACTTCTGCTGGTTATGGTTTTGTCTTAGATACTTCTTGGTTAATACCACAAGATTATTATCTCGAATTGAGAATGAATTCTGGTAATCTATTTCAAAAGAAATCACCATTAAGATTTACCGTTGTTTCTGACGGAGTAACGGGTGCTTAAACCTCTTTTATACGTAAAAAAAGATGTAAGGTTGCGAGAAAAAAATTAATTTTAAAGTATTTATATAAAAATATTTGTAATTCAAATGAAAAACGTTTACTTTTGTAAACACATAATGTAATAACTGTAAAATTAAATTATAAAAAAATGGAAAACATGCAAAACTCGCCAGATGCACAAGGTGCACTCTCAGGCAAACTCTTATCAATGTTCGATGATTACGAACAATCTTACAACAAAACAACAAATAACCGTCCTACGAAAGAAGAAATATTGGCTAAATATTTCACACCTAGAAGTCGTACTGAAATTTTCAGAATTCTTAAACCTCTTGCAGGTAGAGATTATATCGAAAAGGCATATTTTCACGTTGTTAAAGTTAACACTCCAAGCGGGAAAAGATTTAAAAAGGTATATTGTCCAGCACATAATGATGCTAGAGTAGCAAAATTAGATGCAAATGGTCAACCTATTCTTAACAAAGACGGTAGAGAAGTACTTGTTGCTTCACATTGTCCACTATGTGAAAAACACAAAGCATTGCTTAAAAAGCAAGACCCTTCTTTGAGAGGCATCAAAAAAGAAAACATGACTGATGCTCAAAAGAAAATCAAAGAAAAAAACGATGAAATCTATAAAGAAGCTGTTCAATGGGAAGCTAAATTATTTTACATCGTTCGTGGTATTGATAAAGGTGCTGAAAAAGACGGTCCTAAGTTTTGGAGATTCAAACATAATTTTAAAAAACAAGGTATTCATGATAAACTGATGCCTGCATTATCTAGTTATGTTCAACAATTCGGATATGATTTTACCGATACTGATAACGGTACTGATTTAGTTATAACTGTAGTTGACGCACAACTACCGGGTAGCGATAGAACATATAAAGATGTTTCATCAATCATGCCTAAAGCACCAACAAAATTACATCAAGATGTTAATGTTATTAAACAATGGACACAAGACCCAATTATTTGGCGTGATGTATTTAAGCCAGCAAAAGCACCTCAATTAGATACTGTTGGAGTTCTTGAAAGAATTGCACGTGGTGTAGACCCATATTGGGATGATAGTGACCAACAAAAGAAACAGTGGGTATTTCCTGACCCTGCCGATGCAGAATTAATGGAAAGGGCTAATACTCGCTCTATGAATTTAGATGCATCAGAAAGACCTGAAAACATCCAACTTGCATCAGATTTAGTTGGAAAATCATATGATAATGTATCGATAAACAATGTAACAGCACAAGATGTTATTAAAAACACAGAAGATGCAGAAGATATTGGAACAGAAGAACCAGATATGACTCCTGAAACGAATCAACCTGCTGCTTCTGTAGTACAAACATATGCATTGCAAACACCTGTTGAAAAACAAGTTGATTCTTCACCAGAAGAAAGTATTGGTAATGAGTATGATGATTTACCATTTTAATTAGTAAAACACACACAAAATAAAGGGGGTGTTACGCCCCCTTTTATAACTTCTTATTCTTAAATTTACAAAAATGTCAAAAATTCCAACAGGTGGTAGTAGAAAACCTACAACAAAAAAATCATTTTCAATGGATGATTTTAGAAAAAAAGTGGGGGGTGAAGTAATCGAACCAAAGCCATTAGAATGGTATAATTGTTCTAAAGCCTTACAAAAAGAAACTGGATTACCGGGATATCCTAAAGGATATGTATCATTATCTCGTGGTTTTTCTAATACAGGTAAAAGCACCTCAGTTTTTGAAGCAGCTATTGATGCACAAAAACAAGGTGATTTTCCAATTTTAATTGATACTGAAAACAACATAGGTAGAGATAGATTAAAATTAATGGGTTTCGATTGGGAGAAACCACATTTATATATTGATAATGAATATATTTTAGAAAACTTTTCAAAGAAAAGAGATAAAACCACTAATGAACCTACTATTGAAGATATGGCTGATATGATTCACTATTTCTTGAATATGCAAGATATGGGTGATTTACCTTTTAATATTTGTTTTATTATTGATTCAATTGGAACTTTAAATTGTATTAAATCAGTTAACGCTTCCGAAAAGGGTACTTCCGATAACAATATGTGGAATGCTGGTGCATATGAACATGCATTTAAATCACTATTAAATAGTAGAATACCATCTTCAAGAAAATCAAATAAACAATATATTAACACATTAATTGCAGTTCAAAAAATTTGGATTGATTCAATGGGTGCAGGTGTTGTAAAACATAAAGGTGGTGAGGCATTCTTTTTTGCAGCTAGATTAATATATCATCAAGGTGGTATTGCTGCTCACGGTACACGTGCAGTTGCAGCAACATCTAAAACTAAGTCTGTTACATATGGTATTGAAACAAAAATTAGTGTAGCAAAAAACCATATTGACGGACCACTTGGTGGAATATCAATGGAAGGCAAGATAATATCAACACCACATGGTTTTATATCTCCTGATGATATTGAAGAATATAAAAAACAAAATATTTTATATTTTAGAAAAGTATTGGGTGAAGAACTTACACCTGATGAAATAAAAACAAAATATCATCAAATAACTGATGTTGGTGATGAAGAACAGAGTATTGATGATTTTAATGAATCTATGAAAACTAATTTTGGTGAACTAGAAGTAGACACCGAAACTGGTGAGGTAATATAAAAATGAAAATTAGAACATTATTGGTTGATTCATCTTTTCTCTTGAAAAGGTCTATGTTTGGTGCAAAAGACACATATTCAAAAACATTCGGCCATTTTGGCGGTTTATATTCATTTCTTACCACAACAAGAATGTTGATTAAAAAACACAAAATAAATAAAGTGGTATTGGTATGGGATGGAGAAAATGGTGGAATTGATAGATACAATATTGACCATGCATATAAAGCAAACAGGAAGAATAAGAGTTGGCATGAAAAAATAGAACTATCCGAAGCTGAAATACGCAGGGAAGAAGAGAAAGATGAATCAATTCTAAAACAAAGAAAGAGAATTCAAGCGTATGCAGAGGAATTATTTCTTCGTCAAATTGAAGTAGATGGAATAGAAGCTGATGATTTAATAGCATCATATTGTCAGTCAAATTATAAAGACGAAGATATCTTTATATATACTAATGATAGAGATTTTATACAGTTATTAGATTATAACATAACTATACTATTTGATAATAAAGAAGAACCAATAACAAAGATGAATTTCTTCTTTAATTTTCCATATCATTATAGTAATTCATTACCAATAAAAATTTTATGTGGTGATAGTGCTGATAATATTGAAAAAATAGAAGGAATGGGTATTAAAACTTTACTCACTCATTTTCCTGACATAAATGTTAGAACATATACTGTTCGTGAGATTTGTGCAAAGGCAGATAGTATAAACAAAGATAGAATAGCAAATAAGAAAAAACCCTTAAAAGTGTTTGAGAATCTTCTAAATAATATTGAAAGATTAAAAATTAATTATCAATTAATAGATTTGACTCAACCATTTTTAAATGATGAAGCAATTGAAGAATTAGAACAATTAAAAATGCCTTTATCTGATGAAGACAGAGGAAGTAAAAATTTATATAAAATGATGATTGAAGATGAATTCTTATTAGCGTATGGTGGTTCATTTCCAAATTATGTTGAACCTTTTTATACAGTAATTATGTATGAAAAAAAATTATTAAAAGAATATTACGGTTAACATATAAAATTCTTTGATATTATGCATTAATATGGCTATATTTGTAGTCAACAAAACAAAAATTTTTTAACTTTTAAACATACACATATGAGCAGTGAAAAAAAACATGAAAACGTATTTAAGTTTGGTATCTATCAAAGTGGTGATACTGTTTTAGAACGCATTTTTTCAGCAGATTATTTTAATCCTGTTGTGCGTTATTCAGTAGATATACGTGATACAATACCTTCTCTTATATCCAGATTACAAAAGGTTCTTTCAAGAAGAAATCTAACATTTAAAATTGATGTTGGTAATGACACATCTTATGATATGTTGCAAATCTACAAAAAACAACTTCGTTTGTATGAAAAAATGATTCAAAACAAATTAGAAAGACCTCAAATAGTAACCCAAGTTATTAATGGTAAGACTATTAAAGGAGTTGAATGTAAATTCGGTTTATATATAAACGATAAACCTATCGTTGAGCGTAATTTTTATGTTGATAATTATAATCCAGCATCGAGGTTTTCTTTTGAAGTTGTTGATGTTGTTAATGAAATCAGCGAAGAGATTTTCGAATCCTTAAAAATTGGTGATGTTAATCATATGTGGGATGATTATAATTTAATTAAAATTTATGGTATATATATTCATCAAATAAGAGAACTTAATGAAGTTATGCGTAAAAAGTACATCATGAATATAAATAATCCAGCATTTGTTAAACGTATTAAAGACCAATATAGGTCTAACAGGTCATAATAACATCATAAAGAATAAATTATTATAAATGACAGAAATCACATTTAATGGATATCTAGGACCTGAATTTCAAACAAAAGTAGTATGGCAGTTATTAACCGAACCTGAATTTGCAGAAAAGATAATGGAATCATTATCTACTACATATTTTGACGACATTACCCTGAAAAGGTTATTTGCTGTTATGAATGAGTTCTATAAGGAATTCGGTAAAGTACCAAACTTACAAAACCAAAGTATATATCACGCCATTAGACAGTATAATATTTCAGGTGATTCAACCGATGAAGAAATATTAACCAGTGTAGTGGAGAAAATAAAAAACTGGAATGATAGGGTATTAAATGGTCAAGTAAAACCTGATGGTGAGTGGATACAAAATGAAGTGTATCATTTTATCAAACAACAAGAATATATTAAACTCGCCAACTATATTTTAGAAGTAGTTGGCAGTGGTAATGTAAGAGTTAAAGACACTAATTATACTGTAGACGAAAAAGTAAAAAAGATTGCCGAGATTGGTGACGATGAAGACTATGGTGATGAAGTGATGGATGATATTGATGATGCATTAGAAAAGGATTATCGTAAACCAATACCAACTGGAATTAAAGCTATCGACCAATTAATGGGTGGTGGTCTTGGTAAAGGTGAAATGGGTATTATATTAGCACCGTCTGGTGTTGGTAAATCTACAGTATTAACTAAAATTGCTAACACTGCATATGAAGTGGGTGAAAATGTTCTTCAAATAATTTTTGAAGATACTAAGAAAGCAATTAAACGTAAACACTATGCAATTTGGAGTGATATTAAGTTATCAGAAATTGATGCAAATACATCTACTGTAAAACAAAGGGTTTCGGATTATGTTAAAAATAAGAAAACTGGTGGTAAATTAATTATAAAAAGATTTCCACAAGATGATACAACATTAATAGATATTAAAAGGTTTATTGATAGATATCAAAAGAAATTTAATATTAAATTTGGTATTATCGTACTTGATTATTTAGATTGTCTTGAACCACATAAAAAATCTGCTGATACTAATGCTGCTGAACTACATATAGTAAAAGCGTTTGAATCAATGGCTGGTGAAATGGATATTCCTTGTTGGACAGCATTACAGACAAATAGATGTTTGGATATTAATACTCTTGTTGAAATTGAAAATAAAGGTAGTATTAAAATAAAAAATGTTTTATTAAATGATAAAATATTAACAAATGAGGGTTACAAAAATATTACAAAAATATTTCCAATAGAAAAGCAGAAAAGATATAGAATAAAATTAAAATCAGGGAAAGAAATTGTTTGTAGTAAACAACATCAGTTCCCAACATATGATAATAAACTATTATCAATAAATGAAGGATTAAAAGTTGGTGATAAATTATTAACCAAATAGTTTTTGATTTTTGTTTGATATTTAGTTAAGATATTCTTATCGTATTTATAAAAATGAATTATTATAAGAATATCGAAGAACTGCTATCATTGAAGTTACTAAAAGAAGTTAGTCATTTAGTGAATGATAAATCTAAAATAGAATTAGTAAAAATTATAAAGAAATACACAAAAAAAGAATTAAGAAATAGAATAATAAATATTGCTACATTTATCAAATATAATGTTTCAAGTGAAGTTTCTTGGTGTGATAGAATTTTTTTAATAAAAAACGTATTGAAAAACGATTCATCATCATTAAAATCTTTTATTATTAGATATGGTGAAAAGGATGGTGAGAAATTATTTTTAATAAAAAATAATAAAACAAAACCTATTTTAGATTGTTCTAATATCACTGAATGGAAAAAAAGATATGAAAATGTCGGAGAATCATTAGATAAATATATAAAATTATATGGTGAAAAAAATGGTATTGTTAAATGGAATGAATATAGAAATAAAACAATTTTTAAAAAACAAAAATACTCTAAAATTTCACAAGAATTATTTTGGTATGTTTATGATATATTAAATGAAAAACAAAAAAAGTTTGTATATTTTGCGGAAAAAAACTCAGAATATTTTTTTAGAAAAAATAAAACAATTATATTTGCTGACTTTAAATTAAAAAACATAATTGTTGAATTCGATGGTGAATATTGGCATTCATCAAAAGAAACAAAAATAAGAGATAAAATAAAAGATAATATTTATTATGAAAATAATTGTTTTCTACTTAGAATAAATGAAAGAGATTATTTAAATGATAAAAATAATGTAATAAACACAGTTGTTGAATTTATAAATAAAAACATAAAATATGATTAGTGATGAAATAATTGAAATAGAAGAAATAGAAGATGGTGATACGATAGATATTACTGTTGAAGATACACACATGTTTTTTGCAAATGATATATATACACATAATTCAGGTTTCAATGCAGAAGTAGTTGATACTGCTCAAATGGGTGGTAACATTAAACGTGCACAAAAAACTCACTTTTTAATGTCAGTTGCTAAAACAATGGAACAAAAACAATCTAATACGGCAAATATTCAAATATTGAAAGCTAGATTTGTTCAGGATGGTCATATCTTTAAAGATTGTATATTTAGTAATGATAGTTTAGAGATTAGAGTTACTGATGATTTACCCGAAAGAAAAAGAAAGGTAGAAATCGAAAGAAATGATGAAGTAACAGAAGAAGATTTAATTAAAAATATCGAAAAGGTTAAATCTAATGAAGCTACTAAAAAAATTCATGATGAAGTAAAATCAGAAATGGCTAACCCAGATTCAAAAATAAAAGACATTCCTGATACTCAAACAATATATAAAACATTACTTCAAAAAGGTGAAGCTAGTCAACAGATAAAAAATATCTATACTGAAAAGTTATTACAAATGCGTGAAAATCAGGGTGTTCTTATAAAAGAAGAAAAAAAAACAATAAAAAATTATAAAAAATTGTAACCTTTTTGATTTGTTTACGTATTTATCATCACAACAAACAAAAAGACACAAAAAAATAATTTTAAATATATTTTATAAAAACTTGACAATTAAATATTATTGTTATATGTTTGTATCACGATTTCAGAAAAACGATTCTGAATCGAAATAAGAAAAGTTCTTTGATAAGTTGAAAATATGTGGGGGTGCTTATGCTCCCTATCTTCCTACGGGAAGAGAAGTCTTGAACCTTCGGGTGATAGAAAGATAAACTCAGAAATGAGGATAAAGGTTTGATGAAAATACCGATTGTTCATCTTACCCGTTTTTTCGAAAACGCAAGTAAGCACTACATTACATCCTTATCAATTCATGGAGTGCCTAACGGTCTAAGTGGATGGAAAAAGGACATTGCAATAAGGGTTAAACAACTGCTACAAAAATATTTCACAAAATTACACAAAATTTAATAATAATTAACAGAATTTTTCATACTTTTACAAAAATTAAACTATTTATATATGAAAAAGATTAATAAAATTATGGAAAATTTAAAAAACCAATCGTTGAAAGTCATTCGTGTTGATAAACATGAGTTCGAACTTGAAAGCGGTGATGTGTATCCAATACCTTTCGAATTGGATGTGGACGAAGATATTTCAGTTGAAGAATTTCAGAAGATTCTGGATTCGTCAAAAGAACTGATGCTAAAGATACTTGAACAGTCAAATGAATAAGTTATTATCCATACAACAAGTATCTCTGGCTCTCGGTGTAACCAAGAAAACATTAAGGATATGGGATAACGAAGGTAAACTCATATCAGTTAAAACTGTTGGTGGACACCGTAAATACCGTGAAGAAGACATTAACAACTACATGGGTGAACATAATGTTGAAAAAGTGATAACAGGTATCGCCACATATAGTCGTGTCAGTAGTCACGAACAGAAGACCAAAGGTGATTTGGATAGACAGTCACAGAGGATTTCTGAGTATTGTGCTAAGAAAAAATATAGTGTGGAACACATCATCAAAGATGTTGGGTCTGGACTGTCGGACACAAGAGTTGGATTTGTTAAACTTGTGGATTTGGTTATTAAGAAAAAAATTAGTAAAATTGTAATCGAAAATAAAGACAGATTAACCAGATTCCAATTCAACCTGATAAAGACATTTTTTAACAGTTATGATGTCGAGATTGAATGTATTGAGAACAACAATATATCCAACGAGGAAGAGTTTGTTAATGACATTATGATGCTGATGGCTTCTTTCTCAGGAAAACTCTACGGGAAGCGTAGTGTGAAGCGTAAAAAAGAATTAAAGGAAGAAAAACTGAAATTACAACAATTAAAAGATAAAGATGAACAACCAGTGGTTTGAAAGTAGAGGACTGAGAGTATTAACATACCAGTCCGAAGCAATAGGTAAGGTACAAGAAAGTCTCGGACAGCGTGAGATAACAGTTCTCGCTGCTTGTCCGTCAGCAGGGAAAACTCTGATGACAATTTACATGATGGAAGAATATCTCCGTGAAAATCCTAATCATAAGATTATGGTATTAGCACATGGTACAACAATTCTCCGTACACAGTTTCATGATGTACTTAAAGAGACCAAACCTGCTTTTACATACAACCTTGTTGAGAAGTTCACTCAATACGATGTCACCGCAGATGTTAACATCTGTCTTCCGCAGACTCTCGCAGGAAATGTATTGAATAAGATTGACCTTCTTATTGTAGACGAAGCACACCAATTTTACTTTGCGGAAAAGATGATGAAGGAAATCATCAAACAGACCAAACCGAAGAAACAATTACTACTTACAGGCACGCCATCACCGTTCATTAGAAAAGGATTTAAAATCATTCCCGTTACACTTAATACAATATTTGATGAAGGTATGATTTCTGACTTGTATGTTGAAATTGCTACCAGTTCATATACATTTGACCCGATGGCTGACTTCAATCCACATACCGATGAACTAAAATCGTCTGTGCATATTAAAGAGTCTGAAACAAAGAAAACTCTTGATAACCTTGTGTCTAAAATTGTTGAAAGGCTCAAGAGCATCAGAGGTAATGAGTATCAAAATTTACTTCCTGAATGGCTACCAACATTGAAGAGTTTACAGAAAACTATGATTACGTGTCGTAGTCAGCAACAGGCAATGCAAGTCAAACATTACTTTGATAAAATTGGTGTGAAGTCTGCACTCAGTATTTCTGACATTGACTATGATAGTAGTGAGATTGAAGTGTTTAAGCAAGATGTAGACTGTCTTATTCTTATTGTGGTTGGTCGTGGAATATTGGGATTTAACTATCCAGAACTCGTGAATGTTGTTGATATGACCACAAGTCAGAATGTTGACAGGATATATCAATTGCTCTGTCGTGTCATTCGAAAGCATCCCGAAGGTCATAGAAAGTTATTTTTTAAGGTTGCCCCGAACATTCATAGCGATTATTACAAATACATAATGACTGCGGTGTTATCATTGGCTGATGAATCATTCTTCACGAAGTTCAATGGTAAGAACTTCTCAGATATGATAATTCCTGTCATTAAAACGAAGAGAGACCATCACGAATCAAATAACAACGGTGGCAATGGTAAACCAAGACCAAAGACATTAAAGCCAATTGACTTCGAAGGTCTGCCAGTATTCGAGTTTTTCAAAGACCTTTACCATAAAAAAGATGCATTACTTCATGTTTATACATACACAACAATTAGGGATGTTCGGGCAGAATTTTTAAATTGTAAACCTAATGGATTTTGGACAAAAGAAAAGTGTTTAGAATCTTCATTGAAATATTCGAAGCCAATCGAATGGAATAATAATGAAACCAGTGCATTACAGGCAGCGAAAAATAACGGATGGTATGAAGAATGCACGAAACATATGATTAAATTACGAAGTCCTTGGACTAAAGAAGAATGTATCGGAAGTGCTTTGAATTATCAAAGTAGTGGAGAATGGGCAAAAGGTGATAAAGATGCATATAACGCAGCGATAAAGAAAGGGTGGCTTACTGAATGTTGTGCTCATATGTTAGTTAAAAATCGTAATTCCAAAAATTATTTAACTAAAGAATTATGTATCGAAGATGCGAAAGAATATAATACACTTCGTGAATGGCAAGATAATAATGAATATGCATATAAAAAAGCATTAAAAAATAATTGGATTATTGAGTGTGCAACACATATGAAAAAACGCAAATCGTGGACTAAAGAATTATGTGTTGAAAGTGCATCACAATATAACACAATTAATGATTGGTTCAAAAAAGACCCTGATGCTCACGCAGCAGCCAGATGGCATGGCTGGTACGATGAATGTGTTCAACATATGATAGAATTAAAAAAACCCGCAAATTATTGGACAAGAGAATTATGTATTGAAAGTGCAAAAAAATATGTAACGCAAAGAAAATGGATGCATGGGGATGGTGGAGCATGGCGTGCTGCACGAAGAAATGGATGGTTTAATGAATGTAGAGAATCTATGAAAATTAATGTTCTTAATAATGCATCACAATATGGTAATTTAAAAGAGTGGGTAAAAAAAGAAAACGGAGTCTTCCAATTTGCCAAAAGCATGGGATGGATTGACGAATGTACCACACATATGAAAAATAAAAAAATATTGATTTAAACAATAAAAAACATTTTTATGAAAAAAGAAATAGAAGAAGCATTTAATATTATTTATGAACGCTCTCATTTTTGGAATTGGTGTCCTGATATTAATTTAATTATAACGATTTATGAACAATTTCCAAATTCTTATTCAGTTTTAACACCATTTATGTATTCATTATTAGAAGAAATAATTAGAAGTACAACATCGGAATATGGTTGTCAATTAGATGGTGAAAGAAAAAGAGTTGGGTTGAAATTAATTGATTTAGCCATTAATGAAAACCAAAATAATAATGAATATTTAAAGTGTTTAGATGAAATCAAAGAATATTTCAAATGTTCATCAAGGTTTGATGAGGGTGATAATAGAAATAGTACTATACACGGTTATATGCATCCAAGATTTTGGTCACAAGAATCGTTTGAAAAATTAGTTATTGATACTTCAAAAATTTCAAAATTTTCAGGATTTTAAAATGAAATAACATTAAAATAAAATTTTAACGATAATGAAACTTATTAGGTCAACCAAATGTAGTCTGAAATTCGCAACAGCGAAGAAACAGAATGAACTATTGACAATCTTGAGTGAATACTCAAAGGTGGTTAATATCTTCATTGACTACTTCTGGTTGAATACTGATAAAGCCACCAAAGGCGAACTTCTTAAACCTATTGTTGACATCCCCGAAACATGGTTATCAGCAAGATTACGCAAGGTGGCAGCAAGAGAAGCCATTGATATGATGAATGCATCTAAGCAAAGGTGGAAAGAGAAAGCAGTTAAGCCAGTTCATAAAGGTAATAGGATGTATGTTAGTTGTACCATTGCTGACTTACAATCAACAAAAAACAATGGTTATAAAACCGAAGACAGCAGACTTTTCGATGCTTGGTTACACATAGCCAGTGTTGGTAACAAAATGATAATGGACTTACCTATTAAGTACCATAAGCATTTCAACAAATATAACAACATCGGTAAGAGATTGAATTCATATATTATCACTAAGAACTATGTTCAGTTCAGTTTTGAGATTGTAACCGAGACAAAGAAAGAAGGTACGAAGTGCATCGGTGTTGACACTGGTATTAATGCACTGGCAAGTCTTAATAATGGTAATCAGTATGGTAAGGACATCAAAGGTTGTATAGAGAGAGTGAAAAGATGCAAACAGAAGTCCAGAGGTTATTATGTTGCCAAGCGAGCGTTGAAACAACGAATTGACGAAACAGCAAAAGAGATATTAGTGAAAGAAAATCCAGATTTAATTGTTGTGGAACAACTGAAAAAGATGGGATTTAAGAGTAAAGCCAAACGCTTGTTGGCTAAAAATATCAGGCGTTCTATCGGAACTTGGAATTGGAAGTATTGGTTGAAAAGGTTAGAAGCACAATGCGAAATTAACCGTGTTAGTTTTCGCAGTGTAGCACCTTATTATACCAGTACGACTTGTCCAGTATGTGGTCATTCCGATAGGGGGAATCGTAGTGGAGAAGTGTTCTTGTGTCTTTCATGTGGTCACAAAGACAATGCAGATATAAATGCAGGTAAGAACATTTTGAATCGGTTTCTCACGGGACAATACGGTGCTCGTTACAAGAAAATAGACGATGTGCAAGTTTGTGTAGATTTATTTTAACGGTTATAATGGGAAATTTTGAATTAATAAAGAAATTTGTAATTTATGTAATCAATAATGAAGGTTATTTAATGAAAGACGGACGTATCTACGATTCTAAAGAACATAGAGAATCACGTGGGAAACCCGTTGAGTTTGATTTTGATTATGAAGCAAAGGATTTTATTATTAATAATGATTTTGGTTATTGTAATTTTGAAATAAGAAGTTTTTATTTTAAAGTAAATGTAAAATGAAAAAAGTATATATTTGTGAAGATATAATCACAGACAAATGGTTCGCTTGGTATCCTGTTAGAACAATTTCTGGTAAATGGAAATTTTGGAATTATGTTACAAGAACCGTAGATGAAAGACCAATACAATATCAAGGACTTTTAGCTGAAACGACATATGAAGAATATTCTGATAAAAAGGATGAATCAAAATGAATAAAGAAATTTCCCTTTAAAATTAAAAATATGAATACAGAACAGAGAGAAATTAAAAGTGCTGAATGGCGAAAAAATAATCTATCTAAAAATAGCGTTATGGATTTGTTGTCTAATGAAAATATGTATAAAAAATCAGAATTACATTCTGCTGAAATTGGAGATAATGGGGAGTTGTGTAGAGTTTCAATTAAGGAAAGTTCATTTGAAACAGGATTTATGTGTGCAAGAAAAATTATTTTGGATGCACTAAAGAATAACACATAACATTTTGCATATAAGAGAATGAGAATCATCACAAAATGAGTAAAGAACTTGGAATAAAAAGATGTTGGTTTCACAATAAAAGAATTGAAGAAATTACGAAACAATGTACGGTTGTTTCATCAAAAGAAATAATGAAGATAATAAATGAAAGAAGAAATGGAAGAAGAACTAAAATTTGATTATACTTTAAACGACTTAAAAGAAATGTCATTAATTGTCCTTAATCATTTTAAAAATAAAGAATTTAAAAAAGAAGATATTGATATTTTCGTTGAAAAGGAATTGGAAAGAGGGCACGAAGAGTTTAAAGAGATAATGTCTAATTTAGATGGTATTGATAAAATTTTAAATGATGGTGAAAAAATTTCTGAAATAGAAATGGATTCTATTGGTAATTTTTTTGAAAAAATAAAATCTATCTAAGTTAGTGGCTTTGATTTGATGTTAGAGTGCTACCTTGCGCAAGGGTGTTATTAGAGGTTCGGAACTTGAAAGCATTTATAGGATTTGGCTGTTGCAGGTTCGACTCCTGCTGCCTATTGGCAACATTTAATTAGATAGATTTTTTAAGAGTTTAACAAGGATAAAAGGGTGCTACCCTTGGGTAAGTCAGGGTAAAAAATTCGTGATAAATGCACGTATGGTGTAACCTATCCTAATTTTTTACGTATAACCATTTGAAACAAAAAATATAAAGTATGAAAAAGTTAATATTATTTATGATAATGTTTTTAATTGGTTGTATATCGTATGGTCAATCACAATCACCAATGGATGTGTATGAGACTAATATGAAAATCGAATATCAGCGTCATAATATAGGAAACATAACGAATTACATTCTTAACCATAAAGAATTGGGTAAGACTGAGTTTGTTCTTGATGGTAAACTTTACAAAATGAAAGTTATTAAAAATACCAAATTAAGTGGGGGATATGTTAGGGGTTCATCTTCAAGGGAAAATGATTGGGTTGAAGGAGAAAGTCTTAAATTTTTTGTAAAACAAGGACATAGGGAATATATTTACACGTTAAGAGGAAATATTGTTCAGCTATGGTCAGATAGTATGAGTTTCTTTGCATATTATAATATTGAAAAACAAGAGGTATCAATAAGAACAGATAGATATAATTTTAATTCAAGCCAATATAAAATGTTTGCTTATGATTATTCATATACCAATGGTGATTTAGAAAAGGTACAAGATTGGATTGTGCGTGATGCAGATGGAAGAGCAAATTCAATGGGTAAGATATATCCAAAAAAATAAATAAAATGGATTACACTGTAGGAATATTTTTATACAACGAAAAGGACAATAAAATACTTATTGTTCACCCTACTAATAGTAGTCAGAAATTCTGGTCAATACCGAAGGGTTTAAAAGAAGAAAACGAAGATGCTTTCATTACTGGTGTTAGAGAGTTAAGAGAGGAAACCAATATTTCTTTGAATGACATAGATGTGGATATAATTACATATATAGAAGAATTCCCAACCATTAAATATCCAAAAAGAAGTAAAAGTTTAATACCATACTTAGTTATGATTAAATATGATGTTAATCTATTTGATTTAAAGTGTGAATGTATGGTTGAAATAGATGGTATTAAACCCTTTCCAGAAATTGACGAGTTTAAGTGGGTAAGTATTGATGAAGCATTACCATTAATTCATGTCACACAACAAAAAACGTTATTAAAGATAAAAGAAAATTTAGAATTATGAATAATAATATCGTAAGAATCGTATGTATTTCTGACACGCATAGCAAACATAATCAAATAAAAGATACTTTGGGTGAAATTCCTGATGGTGATATTCTTGTTCATGCTGGTGATATATCTAACATAGGTGAAATACAGGATGTAAATAAATTTTTAGTTTGGTTTGATTCATTACAACATAAAAATAAGGTGTTTATTGCTGGAAATCATGATTTTCTTTTTGAGAATGAAAGAAACGTTGCTGTTGCAATGTTAGAGGATTATGAAAATATTAATTACTTGGAAAACCAAAGTAAAGTGGTTCAAGGACTTAAATTTTGGGGTTCACCTGTTACTCCACCGTTCTGTAATTGGGCGTTCAATAAAGAACAGGATTATCGTGCACAGCTTTGGGAAACCATTGATGATGATACAGATATTCTTATCACGCACGGTCCTCCACGTGACATACTCGATTTCAGTCCATATGGTAATGAACACGCAGGTTGTCCATATTTGAAGATTCGTGTGAAAAAAGTAAAACCAATGATAAGTATTCACGGACATATACACTCAGGTTATGGGGTATATGAAGAGGATGGAACATTATTTGTCAATGCTTCAACCCTAAACGAACGCTATAGTGTCACAAATAAACCAATTGTTATTGATGTAGATAAAGAAAACAGAAAAGTTACATTAGTTGATTGTGGATAAATATTTTTTATATTTCCTTTCTAATGAAATATAATCTGAATATATAAATTCTCCAATAATATTTATTGTTTTACATAAATACTTAAAATTCATATTTTTGTAATTATACATGAAAAATGTTTAAATAAATCTAATACTAAAAGAAGTCAAACAAGAAAAAATTTTAAATATTTTTAGATTCTACTTGATTTTTAAAAAAAATAGTTTTATATTTGTTGATATAAACTTTAAAATATGGTATTAATATCTTTAACATTAGCATTAATATCCATAATAATATATGGAATTATTTGGATAAATGAAAATATAAATAATAAAGAACATGAGAAAGGATTGATGTTTTTAATTATAACATTAATTGGGTTGTTAGGTTCTCTAATATTTTATTGCATATAACGGTTGCAAATATATTTGAGCAGGATTTTTTTTATAAAATTTTGAAAAATGTATACTATGAAGATAGAAGAAATTAATAGAGACTCAAAGCTAAATTTGGATAATTCAAATGGAATTATATAAAACACTTGAATTTAAAGACATTAAACGAGACACATTCGGCAAATATGCACACCCGATTGAATTTGAAAAGGGTATGTATGTTTGGTGTGGTTCTTCAATACCTTTGTTAATAACAACAAAAACAACAATTAATAAACTAAAGCAATTTTATAAAGGACTTGATTTTGAAGAAGTAAGCTTGGTTAGTAAAAAACTGGTAGACTTCTCCATAAAACAAGAATAATAATTATAATATAAATAAAATATAAATAAAATATAAATAAAATAACATGGAAAAAATAATTATGCAAAGGGAGTATGGTAAAACCACCCAATTAATGAAAAAATCGAGTAAAAGTGGTGATTACATTGTTTGTCACAGCTTAGATGAAGCAAATAGAATACAATTAGAAGCAAAAAAATTGGGGTTAAATATTCCACTACCAATAACATATGCTGATTTTGTTGAGAAACGATATTTTGGGAAAAATATAAGTGGGTTTTTGATTGACAATTTAGAAATGTTTTTACAACACCTTTCAAATGTTCCTGTCAATGCTGTTACAATGACTCCTTAAAATGGCACATAAAACATGGAGAAGTTTAGAACTTAGTAAACCACCAATAAACGAGTTGGTAGAATTACAACACATGATTATTGGTGTTGGAGTTGAACTACTCTATTAAAGGTTGCTGAATTTCTGTATCGTTCTTTTCCATTTTTGAAACGAGCAATATATTCATCGTGATACTCGTCCGATAGTGATGTCTTAAAATGGCACATAACGGACTAATGTAAATTTTGAAGCGATATGGAAAAACAAATTAAAGATATAATAGAAGCAACTAGCATGGGTAAATTAGAAAAAGAAGCGGTGACTGAATCGCTTTTGAATTTACATAATGTTAGAAACCGAAGGGAACTGTTTTTTTTGTTTGCTGGATATATTCATTGTATAGGGCACAGTTCGATAATAACGAAATTTCCGATGTGGTAGATAGTTTTATTGGGCAAAAATTATTGTTGCTAACGGTTGGGTATATATGAAGTACCTACCACAGAACTTAAATAATTAGTAAAAACTTTATAAGGTATTTTATATATACGTTGTTATAAAATCGTAAAAAATATGGAAACAATTAAAGAATCATTAAAAATTTTAGCAAGTGTTGAAAAACATAGAGATTTACTTGATAAGTTTGCTCGTAGTAAGTATAATGAACGATTTGACAGTAGAAAACATCAACATGGAACATATCATTCATATTCAGATTTCGATATAATTTCGGATACAAAAATAAGAGTGAATTATACTTACGGTGGTGGGGATATGGATTTTAATGATTCTTTTACCATTGAAATAGAATAATTTTTATGTTTTATAACGTTTTGCGTATAAAAAATCGTTTTAATGTTTTTTATACGCTGTTATATTTAGGTTTGTTTTTGTTTTACCGATTAAAATAAAGAATATGAAAATAGAAAAAGTACATAAGAAGATTAGA